ACGTGGCCGAGGTGGGGCCGAGCCTGAATTCCACGTCCTCGAAGTCGTAGGGGGTCTGGGGGACCCAACAGCCTTCGAGGAGGACGAGGCCGTCAAAGTAGGCGGTATGGCCGCCGCTTTCGGTCCTCGATTGAACAACGATCTGGACACGAAATATATCAGCAGAGTTTATTATAGTCTTCGGTTGCGTTTCTACCCACTGCCAGGTATTTGCCACGGTATTAAAAATATGATTCTGAATTATATTATCAGTTAGTGCTATATGTGCCTTAGATGCTGTATCGCACCACACCCACCCGCCGAGCTTGAATGTCCGCCCCCTCAGATAGTCTATATTATATTGTGAATGCACATTAGCATAAATATATGAGTAGTCGCCTGATGCCGCCCCGCACCACTGCTTCGATGCGTAGTTGCCTGTCTTGACGAAAGATGGTTCCCTGGAGATCCACCTCGATCCGACGCCCGTAAACGTCCACCCATCCGGCCCGGTGTTCGGGTACGTCCACAGCTCAAAGTCAGCGTTATAGAGGAGGTTCTTCATACGATACACCCGATATAGTAGCCGTCACCGGTCTGGATGAAGTCGCCGTCCTGGGTCACCAGGTGGTAGAGCTGCACCCCGGACCTGTTGATCGACCGCAGGGAGATCTTGCCCTGGTAGTATCCGGGGTTGAACATCATCTTGAACGGCGTGACCTGGGCATCCAGCTTGAACAGCTGCATGGGCGGCGAGCCGTCCCGGTCGATGGTGAGGATCACCCGGTTCTGGTTCTCGAACCAGGAGCGGATAAGGGCAGCATCAGCAGCGGCCAGCCAGTCCAGGCTCATCTCGATCTTGTCCACGCACACCCACCGATAGGTGAACAGGTTCGTGCTGTACGTCCTGTGGTCGTTCCTGTCCATCTGCCGCATGTGCTTATAGTCCCACTTCGGGTACAGGCTCACGTTGTCCATCGTGCCGAGGGCCTCAAGGGTGAAGGTTGCGCTCATGCCGTGGCCTCCAGCTCCAGCTTGCCCTGGTAGTAGTCCACCCTGGGATGGAGGAACTTCGGGAAGGGGGTCCGGTTGCCGCCGACCTTGACGGTCCCGCCCGTGGTCACCGGGGACCCAGACACGGCAAAGGTCAGCTCGGTCTTGTTCTCCCACCACCCGTTGATGGTGGCCGCCTGGGCCGGGGTGATGCCCTCCAGGGTGAACTCGAAGACATCGTATGCCGCCCACCGGTAGGAGAACATGGAGGCGTCATACATGCGGTGGTCCGAGCGGTCCATCCTGCGCTTCTTCTTGAAGTCCCACTTGGGGTAGATGGTGATCGTGGTTGTGCCGTCAGAGAGGGTATACGCTACGCTCATGCCTTGAACCCTGCCACCTTCAGATCCTTCAGGGCCGGGATAATCCGCTCATAGACGATGTCCTGCCAGTCGGCCTTGTCCATCGACCTCAGGGCGTCCAGGTTCGTGGCGTTCTCCAGGATGTGCAGGGACAGGCTCTCGATGGTCACCCCGCCCCCCGCCTGGCCCTCAAGGAACGCCGTCAGGTCTTCGTTCTGCTTGGGCGAGAGGACCCGCTCGCCACGGTCCAGGAGGTATGTCTGCTCCTTGGGTACATAGCCCATGCCGCCGTGGGCGATGCCGGAGGCCACGCTCCTGATGTTCGCCACCTGGACGAACCCCTGGGCAAGCGCAGCCGCAGCCGCAACGACGTTCAGCGGGTACGGTCTCACATCCGCCATGGCGTTTGATGCCGCCTTGTATGCGTTGATGATGGCCTCGGGCACCGCGATGGCCTGGGCCAGGGCGAACGCCTTCTTGCCGAAGGCCCGGCCTATGGTCTCCATGTTGGTGTAGAACGTCTGCCGGTTCTTGGCCGCGTCATCGTCCCGCTTCTTCTGCAAGTCCTTGTTCTTCTTGTCGTAGATCTGGTCGATCTGGGCCTTGGCGATGGCGTTGCCCTCGTACATCTCCAGCTGCCGCTCGTACCACAGTGAGAGCTTCTCCTCATCGGACAGGACGGCCTCTTCCCATGCCGCATTGACGGCCTCCTGCTGCGCCGCCCTCATCTCGTTCTGCCGTGCGTAGAAGGTCTCGTCCAACAGGAGCATGGCGTCAGAGTGCCCGGTGAAGATCTCGGCCTGCCTGTCGTACCATGCCTGGAGCTGCTCCTCCTCGGAAAGCGTGTACTGCTCATGCATAGAGAGAAGGTTATCGTATGCCGATTGATACGCCTTCTCCTTATCGGACAGTCCGGTGTCCGGGCCTGCTACCGTGGAGCCTTCGCCTTCTTTGCCGCCTTCTGGAATGGGCTGCTTCATGCCCTCCTTGAACTTGTCGATGAACCCGCCCACGGCCTTGGTGGCGCGGCCCATCCCGGCCTCCCAATACTCCGCCACCTCCTTGGCCGACTGATCGGCCACCGATCCAACCGACTCCCCGACATTGGCCATGGTGGTCTGGAACGAACGGGCCTTGGCTATCGGGCCGTCGAAGATGCCCCGGAAGTTCAGGGCCTCCATGAAGTCCGCAGCCTTGCCCGTGATCTTTGCTATGGCCTCAAAGAATGCCTGTACCAAAAGGGCGAGCCCGCCCTTGGTGAGCTCCCAGATGGCATGCACACCACGGAAGGCGTCCACGATCACGCCGCCGGCATAGGCCGTGAACTCCGCTGCCTTCCCGATATACTCCACGGCCACGGTGGCCCACTTGCTGATGGTCTCCCGATTGTCGGCGATGATGTTCGCCATGGAGTTCATGCCCTGGGAGAAGACCGGGAAGAGATCCTCCACGAGCTTGTTCTTGACTCCGGTGACGGCGCCCTTCATCCGGTCCATGGCATCATTGAACTCGGCCGCATTGTCCGCCGCCTCGGTACTGATGACCAGACCGAACTTCTCGGCCTCTTTCCACAGCTCGGCCAGCCCTTCCTTGCCTTCGGTCAGGATAGGGATCATGGTCGCCCCGGACCTGCCGAACAGTTCCTGTGCCAGTGCCGCCCGCTGTGCGCTGCTGTCCAGGGTGGCGAAGCCCTGGGCCAGGTCGGGCATCATCTCTTCGATGTCTCGGACCTTGCCAGATGAATCATAGATGGACACACCCAGGTTATCGAAGGCTTTCTTTGCTATCCCGCCCTCGATGGATGCCTCACCGAGCTTGACCGAGACCATCCTCAAGGAGGTTGCCATCTCCTCCTGGGTTACTCCTGACATCTGGGCCGCATAGTTCATGCGGCTGATGAACTCGGTGGTCATGCCCAGGCGGTTGCTGAGATCGTTCACCTTGTCGTAGGCATCGGCCGCCGAGGTGGTCATCTTCCATAGGGCCACCGATGCCGCAGCGATACCGGCACCAGCAGCAGCCGCCATGGTGCCCAGAGATGGGAGCTTGGAGGTGATGTCTCCGAGGGTGCCGCTGAACTCGTCCTTGAGCTTGATGATGAATTCCAGCTTGTTCGCCATTACCTGATCTTCTCCGCCTGCATCTTCATGTCCTCATCCTGTATGATGCCCAGGATCTCCACGACATGGCTGAATTGTGCCATGATGCCGCCAGGTGAAGGCCATTCAACCCGGTGCCAGAACCCTGTTCTGATGCCCTTGTCTCCGCTCGTCCTGGCCGTCCCACCATCGAAGTGCCACTCATGCGTATGGTGAAACAGCCATATCCAGGTCGCCGCCTCTATTCCTCGGACACGCTCAGAGGATGATCGTCCAAGCTCAAGGTTTCGGACGGCGAGCCTGAGTTTTTTCCCTCTTCCTCCGTGACCATGGACCTGAGGAACACCTCGTTCACGATGTCCTGGGCCAGGTGGATGAGCTTGGCCTCGCCGATGAGCATCTCCGGGGTGACCGGCTGCCCGTTCACGGTGAAGCCCTGGACGTTCCTGACGTGGCCCTGGAACACCCCCAGGCTCTTGGAGATCATCTCCATGGCGTTCTGTGCCGCCTCGTCCTTGTCCTCGATGTTCTTCATGTGAGGCAAGATCAGGCGGAACAGAGGGACGGTGAGCGGGAGCAGTTCCATCGTCACCGTCTGCCCCTTGAACGTGGTCTCGTATGGCTGCCAGCCGATCAGTATATCCATGCGCAGGTTCCTCCTTAATAGCTTGTCTTGGTATTCACCAGGGTGAACGTCACCATGGTGCCGCTGCCTTCGTTGTAGTCCGCCTCCGCCTTCCAGCTCACCTCCACCAGGCCGGGTCCCCCGATGTTGTCCGGGTACTCGGTATAGATCATGGAGGGGATGTCCACGGTGAACACGGCGTTCACGCCAGAGTTGACCGCCTGGCCTGTCACGGTTGCGACCAGCCTCTGGGCCGTCCCTGCCCGGTATGCGTCCAGCTGCGTGTCGGCTTCGAGAATCATGGTGCCGGAGATCTCCAGCTTGCGGACCCCATTTCTCAGGATACGGGCCGGGACCAGGCTGCCGTCCAGGGTGCCCTTGGCCTCCAGGGCATTGTCCCCCTTGATGGTGAGCTGCGAGATCCCGCTCACGGCGTTCCCGCCGAGCGATACTGATACCTGGTTCCAGGTGAACTCGCTGCCGGGGTAGTAGCTGGCCGTGGTCTTGACCGCCTTCTGTGCGTTGCCGCCGATCATGCTCCAGGTGGCCTTGAGCAGCTTCCCATGGGCATAGTCCAGGGTGAAGCCGTTGATGCACTGGTCATAATAGAGCATCCCGGACCCGTTGTCCCGGTAGACCTCCATGGTCAAGGGAGGCAGGGCCGCCTTGGTGTCCCAGTCCGTGGTCCTGGGGTTGAAGGTGTGGGTGTAGTGCGATGTGGTGAGAGCCCCCGATGCAATACCGCACCACCCCTTGAGGAGGTAGCCGATCAGGATGGGGTGGATCTCGGTCACCAGGTCCCCACCGAACTCCTTGAACCCGGCGAACCTGGGGCCTGATTCATAACGTGACCGCATGCCCTCGGCCACGATCCTTGGTATCTTCTCCTGCATGGATTCGGACACGAACGGCGTGTAGACATTCGCCGAAGATACCGTCCCGTATGAGTTCTGAAACTGGAACCCTACATGCCCGCGCTGTCCTACTGCCATGGTCGTTCTCCTTTATCGTTGTATGTCTCAGCCCCGAGCCTGCGCCCTGGCCGTAATCACCGCCGCGTAGTGGTATGCTTCCACGTCCGTGTTCACATCATAGCTGACCTGGAACCCGGTCAGGTGTGATACCGTTCCATCCAGATCCGGATGGTCGTTAAGGATGCCAAGGATCTCTTCCACTGCATCTTCGATATGGTCCTCGGCCTCTGCAGGATCATCATACCGGGCATACTGCACCTCCACGATGACCTCCAGGTCGCAGAGGTATTTTGCCGTGCCGGTCGAGTATGCCTCATAATCCTTCTTTCCCTTGCGGATGCCTATCCAGCCGTTCCCCTGGGCCGCCGTGTTCGGGTCATCGTTCCTGGCGCCGTTGCGCTCGATGGTGTACCCCGCCGTATGCTCCCGGAGCATCTCCTCGACCGCCCTGGTGATGGTGCTCATGTTGATCATGGTTTGAGCGCCCTCCGGATGTGCTCATCAAAGAGCTTCTCGATGGAAGGCCAGATCTCTTCCATGGTGGGAAGGATTCTCCTCTGGGGCATCTTGCTGGTCCCGGTCTCGTGAAAGATGCCGTACTCCACAGCGGAGACAACGGCCACATGGTTCTTGCTCCAGGTGTGTTTCCACTTCATGCGGAGCGTCCCGGTGTCCTGAAGGATGCGGATGGCCCCGGTCTTGTTCCTCCGCCTCATGCGGCTTTCGATGGTCGAGTCGGCCAGAGGCGCCCACCCCCCGACCTTGCCGCCCTCTTCCCTGAAGTTCCTCTGTATCCACCCATCGATGACCGCAGCGGACCTCTTGAAGGACAGCTCGGCGCTGCCCATCCTGGATTTGGCCCTGGCGAGCGTGGCCTGGGCCTCTTTCACTCCGATGACGGTGATGGCGTTGCCGTAGTCCATTATTCCCTCTCGTCCTCCAGTGCCTCCAGGTAGCTGGAAGAGATCATCGTATGGGCGGCCTCGGCGTCCAGCATGGAATGAACCGGGTGGTAGTCCTTGGTGGTGCTCCAGATGTCGGACCCGCCGCCGGTGGCGTAGATGGTCGTGCCGCTCGCCGTGGTGATGTATTCCTTGCCGTCCCTGATGTCCTTGATCCGGCCCATGACCATGTCCATGACGGCCTTCGCCCCCCTCGGGTCCCGCGTGATCATCCCCCTGGCATAGGCCAGGTCGATGGTCAGGTCCGCGATGGTGGGATGAGCCCCATCGAAGGGCACGGTGAAGTGACCGGCCAGTATGCCGTTGATCTGGTTCTCGGCATAGCCGATCATGCCGGAGTTGACCTCGGAAGGGGTGGCGGCCCACTTCGAGGCCGCCGGGTATCTCAGTATCAGGTCATCGTATGTTGCGTATGCCATCTCAGAAGTACCTCTCCTCCATGTGCTCGGTATGTGTGTCCATCATGAGCCATGTAAGATCCTGGATGTCCTTCTTGTTCTGGAACAGGCCCTCGATGGGCCGGGCCGGTAGCTGCGCACCGCCGTTGAGCTTACTGAAGGCCATGTCCACACAGTATTTGATCCCCTGCCCACGGGTCACAAGGTCCACGGCATGGGAGTAATAGATCAGGCCGTCAATGGCCATGCGGAGGTGCTTCGCCTGGATCAGCTCCCGCCACATGTCGATGGCCACCTGTGCGTTCTGCATCATCTCCGGGGTGATCGCCCTTCCCCCGGTCTGCTCGAACAGGTACCGGTTATAGTGGGACAGGTCACGCATCCAGAGGAACTTGCCCAGGAGCCGCTCCGGGTACTTCTCCCGGTCCTTCTGCATCAACGGCCAGTTGCGTGAGAACCGTCCCCGCCGGATCAGCTCGGTGCTGTATCCCGTGTGCATGATGGCGGCGTCCTCGATGACCATGATCTTGCCCAGGCCCTTGTTCATCTCCTGCTCGGGGTGCTCGTGGACGAAGCCGAAGAACCGGATGCCCCTGTGATTCCGGAACAGCCGGACTGGGAGATCGGTCTGGAACAGGGCGGGCGGCTCGACCGCATAGTGATGCTGCTTGATGGCATACCCGTTGTAGCAGTTCGCCTTCATGTACTTGCCCAGGTTCAGGGCGTTCTCGAAGGTCTCGTCCGCATCGAACCACAGGATCCAGTCCATGCTCGCCTGCTCGATGGTGCGGTTCCTGGCCTCATCGAATCCCTGCTCCAGGGGGCTCTTGATCGTGAAGCACTTCGCCCCGAACGCCTCGCACACCTCACGGGTCCGGTCCGTGGTCTTCTCATCGATGCCGACAATGATCTCGTCCGCAACGTCCTGGATGGACTTCAGAGCACGGCCTATGGAGTATTCCTCGTTGTATGCGATCATGCAGACCGAGAGGGTCTCATAGGGTGCCTGCTGCGCGAGCTTGCGCTCGTAGTCGATGGGTCGACTCTGGTCGGTGCCGCTGAACATGAACACGAAATGCCCAAAGATGTCTTTCCACGGCACGGCCATGAGCTTGAAGCCGTCCATGTGGCCGAACATCTCGATGAGATCCTGCCGCTCGAAGTGGTGAAGGTGAGCCCTCCACCCTGGATGATCCTTGTACCCGATGGCCTCCCAGGGACCGTATGGGGTGGTGCCGATGAACGTCCCGCCGGGGTTCAGGTGCTTGATCAGCTCGTCCGCGTACTCGTTCGGGTTCGGCACATGCTCCAGGACCTCCGAGCAGAGGATACAGTCGAAGGTCATATCGGGCCGGGCCTTGAGGTCTTCGAGGGACCCGCAGAGGAACTTCGTCTGATCCCTGAACCCGGACTGCGCCGCCCACGATTCGGCCTTCTCGATGTTGCTCTGATCGATGTCGATCCCGGTGATCTGCATGGACCCCTTCGGCACCCTGGCCAGGATGTTCATGACGTAGTGGCCATGGGCGCACCCGAAGTCCAACACGGTCTTGGGGTTCGCCCCCAGAACAGCACCGAGGACGGCCTCGAACCGGGGATTCCCCTGGAGGTTCTCCGGGCCGTAGTTCACGCCACGGTTCTTCTCATATTCGTAGTACCGGGCATAGTGGCCGGCATAGTCCCCGGTCTTGTAGAACGCATAGTTCTTGTCGAAGTCCTTGATGTACTGCGTCAGGTCGCCCTTGTCCGCCGCCACGATGTCGCTCATCTGCTCGAAGTGGACGGCGAGCCTGACCGGGTCGGAGGACTTCTTCGCCAGCTCGTCCCTGAAGACCTGGTCCCACTGGATGGCCGCAGACTCCCAGGTCTGCCGCTTCGCCAGGGCCTTCTTCTGGATGGTGTTGTAGAGGGTGGGCTGCGACAGGACACGGCGGACCGCCTTGGCGAATTCCTGCTTGTCCACGGCCCCGTTCTTCAGGGGAAGGAGGACCGCCCCGGCATCCTTCATGGTCTCGGGTACCGCCGACCACTCGGACCCGATCAGGGGAAGACCGGCGGCGTTCGCCTCAAGGGCTGCGATGCAGCTCGTATCCTCGAACACGGTCGGGTAGACGTAGAGCTGCGCCTTGCTCATGGCCTCATAGAGCTGCCGCTTGCCGAGGTGGCCCAGGTTCGTGACGTTCGGGAGTTCCTCGCACCGCTGCCAGAGGTACCGGTAATACTCCGCCATCTCCGCCGTGGTGTTGTTGTACCCGCACACATAGAGGTGGCAGTCGGGCAGCATGGCCATAATGGGGTTGTCAGATCCCACGAGGTTTTCCAGGCCACGCTCCGGCCTCGCCATATAGAACAGGCTCCGGGGTTCCCGCACGTTGCCATCGAGGCCCTCGAACATCTCATAATCGACCCCGTTCCAGGTGGCGATGATTGACTCGGCGGGGATGTCGTAGACCTTGGAGACCTGGGCCTTGTGCCAGTTGCTCACCGTGAAGATCTTGTCGATGTTCACGAGGTGCTGCTGAACCACGCCAGCCATGCGGTACATCGCCAGGTCATGGAGCCACCAGATGGTGAGCTTGGCATTGACCGGACGGACGAACGCATGGGGGTGCCTCTGGATGATGCAGACATCGAAGGGTGCCGCCATGACCATGTGGAAGCGGTCACCGAGGGGATAGTCCGCCGAGGGGGTGCCGAGCCACTCGTAGAGGACTCCGTCCCACCACTGGCCCACGACATCTCCCTGTGCGTTCTTGTGGGCATGATTCGTGAACACGGTCACATGGTGCCCGAGCTTCACGAGTTCCTTCGCCATGTAGTAGGCCGCTGATTCGGACCCGCCGAGTGACTGACCGGATGGGATTGTGTCGCCGTTGAACGGCATCCCTGCGCAGTGAATTGCTATATACATCGATCCTCCTTTATGTGGTTTTGGGGTTGTCCGGATTGAAGGGGAGCATGTCCCGAGGGGTTGCGCCCAAGAGAATGTCGAGGAGCCTCTCCCGGCTTGCGTCCTTGGGGTAGGGAACGCCGAGGCCATCGAGGAGCGCCATCAACTCCTTGGACCTCATCTTCTCCTTTCTGTTGGAGGGATGAAGCCCGTACCGCTTCGCATCGTTCGTCAAGGTTGTACCTCCTGAAAAAGTGGGGGGAGAGGAGGTGCTCCCCCCACTGTCCGGTTGACTCGCAGCCTGCGCTACTGCGAGGACCCCACGCCTGTGATGAGGAAGCCCAGGATGGACGCCGTGATCTTCTCGTCCTGGTAGTACCCGAGCTGAACCTCTTCCGCCTTGTTCCTCGGAAGGTCGAACACCTCCGCCGCCATGGACATGCCGGGAACTGCGTTCCACCTGAAGCTGTACATGAAGGAGGGCTCTTCCTTACTCGGTGCCGCCGGTGCGTAATAAACCAGAACCTGATCGTTCCAGATCCTGGTGAGGGTTGCCGCCTGGCCCTCGTCTGCGGAGTTGTAGTAGGCCCCGCCGACCAGAACTTTGTCGACTTCGAAGAGATCCTTGACCCCCTGGGTAGTCACGACCCTGCCGCCGGAAGGTGCGCCAGCGGTGCCATAGAGGCGGTCGATCACTTCCTGGTGCTGCCTGAAGAGATACCAGGCGTAGCGCCCGAAGATGATGGAGTTCGGCCTTATGCCGGAGGACCCTTCCACGTTCAGGATCGCCGTGTTGATCACGCCGATGGGGTTCGAGTAGTTCTGTCTCCGCTCGGTCCAGCCGGAATCAACGGAGTCGTAAGACCCGCAGTTGGAACCGGATGTGACCATGAGGGCAACCCTGCGCTCCCAATCGAGATACAGCTTGGACTTGATGAAGTTCGCCCGTGCTGTCCTCTCGGTGAAGACGAAACCCGCATCCGCATTCTTTATGTCCTCGTAGGGGATGCGGTCCTTCAGGGCGTAGTTCTTGGCAAAGTAGGTCGAGCTTGAGACGCTCCGCTCGATCACGTTCGCCTCGGCGCCCGGTGCCCGTTTGGAATCCTCGATGCGGTATGCATCCGCAATGTCCCAGATGTAATAGCCGTCAGACTGCTTGTTGACGGTTACCATCGGGGCGATCTGGTCCGCTATGAAACCCTTGGGTTCGTATGCGATGGCCACCTGGGAGAGGGGGACATCGATATGGACATCATGTCCGGTAAATCCGCCGCCTGCCATAGTAGTGTTCTCCTTTCAGTTCGTGATGTGGTGCGGTTACGATGAGGCGCCGATGGCGCTCGTCACAGCTACGAACCCGGCAAAGTTGAAAAGCCCCTGCCCGATGCCGCCGCTGGTAACCGTGTTGAGGGCTCGGCCCACGGCCAGAGACCCGGACGATGCGATGATGATGGTCGAGTTGGAGTCCACCTTCAACTTGTTGCCGATGGAGATGGCCCCGCCTGCCCGGTACTTCATGACGCCCATGACCCCGATGGATGCAAACTCGTTGATCTTGGGCTTGTTCTGAAGAATCCCGAGAGCCTCTTCACCATTGATGGCCCTGGCCCCATCGTTGAGCGCCACAACGTAATACTGGAGGCTGCTCAGATCGGCACCGGCCTCTCTGGTGACAAGAATGGGATCGCCTTTTATCGCCATGTTTCAGATTCTCCTTTCGTTGTTAGGCGGTCCAGGATGTGGCCTTGTATCCGCCCTGCCCGTAGAACATGATGTTCCCGGTGGTCCCGCTTGCGATGGCAGAGATGGCCTTCGCCACCACCATCCCCCCCGATGTCACGGCAGGAGTAAAGTACCCGCTCGTGGTAACCGTGAGGTTCTGCCCTGCCGAGGTCGGGGCTCCGACCCTGCCAGCACCGATTCCAAGCAGGAGGAAATTGGTCGTGCCGCCGGATGAAACGGTGTTCTGTGCTACGGCGTCAGCGTCATACCCGGCTGCCGCCACGGCCCCGGCGAAGAGGTCTGCCGCATACCCGGCCCCGATGGCATCCTTGGCGGCGATGTTCGCCGTGAATCCCTGGGGCACATAGTCGGCGTTCGGGAACCAGAAGATCCCCGTGCCGAGGGAACCGGATGTCACGTTCGCCTTGACCTCGCCTACGATGACATCAGATGAATCGAGTGAGTCGGCTTTCATGAACCACCCGGACGTGGTCACGGTGACCTTATCTCCGGCAGAGAGGGCCTGACCGGCTGCGAAGGGCATCTCCCCGCCATAGCCGAGCTGCAGATGTTCGCCCGACTTCGGCTTGTTGAGGAGGATACCGCTTGCTTCCTCGCCGTTGGCCGCCAGCTTGCCGTCATCCAGGGCAATGGCATGGTAGCGGTAGCCGTCAGCGTAGAGGTCCTCTCCGGCGGTGAGGGTGGTGATGAGAACTTTGTTTTCAGTCGCCATGAGTCACCCCCTACTCTTCGTCAGATGCGCCGGTGTTGGTGGACGCCTTCATGTAGCGTTCGAAGAGATCCTTGTCCGCATTGAACACGGCCTTGTAAGCCTCGCCCAGGGACGCCTTGGGGTTGTCCTTCTGGAAGGCTTTCGCCTTCTCCTCGGCCTCGGTGAAGACGTGCTTGTCGCCCTCGTCCTTCTTCTTGTCGCTCGTCCCCTTCTCATCGAAGGTGATGACGGCCTTCTCGAAGGTCTTCAGGGCCTCGATGACGGTGGCCACCGGGACGGCATAGCCGGAGTCCTCGGAGTACGAGTGCTTGCCGAAGTCCACGAGGATGTCCCGACATGCGGGGGTGAGCTTGCCAGCCGTGACCAGGCCCTCGCAGAACGCCTTGAGATCGTTCTCCTGGGTAGCCTTCCGGCTGTCCGAGAGGTTCTTCTTCAGGGTGTCCAGCTCGGCCTTGTAGGTCTTGGAGGCCGCCGCCTCGGGGGTGAGTTCGGCGATCTGCTGCTCAAGGGCAGCGATCTTGTCCTGATAGATTTTGATGTCTTCCGACATTTTATATTCTCCTTTTTCAGGTTTGATATGATCTCCGCCCTCGTCAGTCTCGAAGGAATAGATGGCGACTTTCTCAAACGATGCGTTCTGCATGGATTGAGAGAGGTACGCCTCCAGATCCGCAAGGGTTGACACGGCGGGGATATCCGCTCCGAGGAGGGCGAGACCGGCGAAGACCTTGTCGAACACCTTCCCGCCCTGCTTGTAGTTCCAATAGATCTCGCTCGATACCCTCTTGTACCGCCCGGACCGGATGGCCTGATAGACCAGGTCCGGCACCTGGGTGAGGGTGGCGATCAATTTATCCTTGACACACCGCAGGGACTTGACCCACCCGAGGGCAGGCTGGCCGTCCTGCATGATGTCCTTGAGCTGCTTCTCGTTGTGGCCGAGCTTCACCGGGGGCTTGACGGTATCGCCCAGGGCCTGGAAGTTGGCCACCATCGCCTGGAGATCTTCCACGGTGTACTTGTCACCGTTCCATGTCCCTGCGGCGAACGCCTCAACATCGAATTCATGGAGCTTCGGTTCGTCTGCCATTCTCTGATGCCTCCATGTGGAAAGAAAAAGGCCGTGCAGTGTGCGGCCCGCACGGCCTTGTCTTTCCTTTT